ACTAAAACATCTTTACCTTTATCAGTAGCTTTATTAAATTTTTTCCACGGCTTTTCTTGTTTGTAAAGGTCTCGATTAGCAATTGTTTGGTCGATTAATTCCATTAATTTTATCACAGTCTTGTCCTCATTCCAGTGTATTTTTGAAATATTTTTGTTAACATATCAGCGTATACATCTTTAACTTTCTTTTTAACTTTATATCCTTTCACACTATTAAATCCAAACTCCATATCATATAAATCTTTTGCATTATGTGCTATTCTTACATGATTTATACCTTTTGAGTTTCTACCTATCTTGAATGACATATATTTAGAATCAAAAGCAAAATTCTTTGCACCTGTCATAGCTATAAATCTATTAGCACCTAATTGTTGTAGAATGGTTTTAGCTTTTTTAGCATCCATTTTTTCGTTAAGTTTTTTTTCTTTAATTTTTTTCTTTTTAATCAAATGAGGGCCTGCTGGTTCTTCACCTAATTCACCATTTTCACCATATCCACAAGTTCCTTCATTCATCTTAGCTAATTCTTCACGAACCATTTTCTTAATTAAATTTCTAACTCTTTGTTCTCGTTTCACTTTTTCTGGTTTCCCTTTGTGTTTCGTTGAAGCATATTTATCAACATCATCTTTATCCATTGTTTTAGCAATCTTACCAGCTCTTCCTTTTTTGGGAATGTCACCTTTTTGCATTGCTTTCACAACACCAAAAAACCTTTGTTGTGATTTTGATTGGGCTGGCATTATATAATATCTCTCATAATTTTTTTAATCTC